GTGATGAAATGGAAGGTTTTGATAAGGAGTTCTTAGCTAAGTTTAAGCAGAAGGTAAAAGTACAAAAAGATGGTAGAGTCTCTATGGATGGATTTAGATTTTCAAAAAACCAAGTTGATGAATTATTTAAGGAATCTAAAAAAAGTCAAAAAAGTTTGCTGAAACACTTGCAATCATGGTCTAGCTAGAATAAATGGACTATAGGGACGGGAGTAAGAAACCTAAACACTGATCTCTATTGGTCTGTATATTATTATAATATTATAAAGTTGTACATTTACAGTTGATTTAGGTATTTTTGAGGTTATCATTAATACATGAGTAAATATCAATCTACAAAAGTAGTCGAACTAGGCTCATGTGCATTTAGACAGTGGAGAGCAACACACAGCCACTGTCAATATTTACATGGGTATCAACTTAAAGCTAAATTATGGTTTGGTTGTAATGAACTAGATGAAAAAAACTGGTGTGTAGACTTCGGTGGCCTAAAAGAACTTAAACAGCATCTTAAAGAACTGTTTGATCATACTACAACAGTAGCCTTAGATGACCCCGAGCTTGAAACGTTTAAAGAGCTTGATAAGAAAGGACTAGTACAATTAAGAGTATTTGAAGATGGTGTAGGTATTGAACGTGTAGCTGAGGCTGTTTATAAACAAGCAAATGACTTTATAAAGTTTCATACAAAGGATAGATGTTGGGTTGAGAAGGTTGAGGTGTTTGAACACGAAGATAACTCAGCTACCTATAGTGACTGCAGTAATGAAGTAGTAAAAGATATATCAACAACTACCCAAGCGTTAGAGCAGACGAAAGTTACTACATCAAAGCCAAAGGTCGTTAAAGACAAGGATGTTCCTAAGAAGAAACCTTCAAAGGGCTTGACTGATCTACCTGGTAATAGTACTAAAACAAAAGGTAACTGGTTTGGAGGAACTACCTGGGGTTAGGCATCTAACATCTTACAGATATGACGTAATATTTTAGATCTAACAATCTCACTATTACCAAACTCGAATGCGTGGATATTATTATCCTCGCATTCTTGGTTATCAAACCTTTCTATTACTTCATCAAAGCCAGATCTACTAATATCAGATTGGTTACCGTCACCGCATATAATATATCTACTACCTCTTCCAAATCTTGTTAAGATAGTAGTTAATTCACCCTTCGTCATGTTTTGAGCTTCATCTACTATTACTATTGACTTATTAAAGGTAAGACCTCGTACGAAGTTAACAGGTATTGCTTCAATTAAACCTTTATGCATTAACATTTGTGATGTAGATACACTTGTTATTTCTCTGACCTTCTCTATAAGAGGAGCGGCATAGGGTGAGAACTTATCATCTACTTCACCTGGTAGAGCTCCTAGAGACTTCTCAGCAGACTCGGCAACCGATCTAATATAAATAAGTTTATCAAATACTTCATCACGTATCTGTTCTAGAGCAGTAAACACTGCAATATACGTCTTCATAGAACCGGCTGGTCCGTCAACAAATACCATATGTGTATCCTTATCTCTACACTTATGATAAAATTCTGTTTGTAGTTTATTAAAGTAAAATGGTTTCCTTATATTAAAATTTAGTAGCCAGTTGTTATTAAATGATTCCTCGAGATCAATATCATTAATCTCCCGACGCGTACGCGAAGTTTTTTTTGCCATTAACAGTATTTATGTTGATATTAGTAAATTGCATGTTATAATAATATAATATGATAGATTGTGATAAAGAATGTCTACTAATGGCAGGTGAGAATGGAGTACCTGAGTTATTTTATACTGTTGAAGGTGAGGGTGAATACATCGGTAAACCATCTGTCTTTCTTAGACTATTCGGCTGTAACTTAACATGTAAGGGTTTTATTTCGGAGGATGCACCTTTTGGTTGTGATTCATTTATATCATGGTCTAAGAAGAATAAAGTTACATTTAACGAGATGTTTAAGTTGTTAGAGGCTGGTAATCACATTGAACATCTCAGAAAGGGAGCCATCTTTAAGTATACTGGGGGAGAGCCTATGGTAAGGCAGAAGCAGTTGATGAAGTTTACTGATGCATTTATTGAGAAGTATAGCTTTCTACCTCGTATTGACTTTGAAACTAATGCTACTATTCAACCTGACGAAGAGTGGGTAAATAAATACTATGCTACATTTACTACATCACCTAAACTTACAACAAATGGTGACCCAGAAGAAAAGACATATAAGCCAGAGGTACTTAAATGGCATAGAGATCATAACTCTGGATTTAAGTTTGTAATTACACATGCAGAAGATATTGAAGAGATTTGGAGGAAGTATATTCAAGATGATGAGAGTATTAATATATCACTTAATAGAGTGTGGTTTATGCCATGCGCAGGTTCACGTGAAGAACATATCGCGAATGCTGAAGCAGTAGCTGAGTATGCTAAGGCAATGCATGTTAACTTCTCTCCACGATTACATCTACTATTATGGGATATGGCCTTACGTGTATAGTTGAAGTATTTAAGTTTAAGTATAAATAGATAGACATGAGAATTGCAATCAGTGGTACATCAAATACAGGTAAAACTACACTTATTAAAAGTTTTTTAGAGAAGTGGTCAACATATGAAACACCTAAAAAAACATATAGAGATATTATTGTTAAAGAGAAACTAGAACACTCCTCTAAATCCTCTACCAAAACTCAAGATAAAATTATTGAGTTTATGCTAGATCAGGTAAAGGATAAAACTAAAACAGTAGACGATAATATTATATATGATAGATGTCCTCTGGATGCTCTTGCATACTCGATGTGGTGTAATAGTAAAGGCTACGATGGGTTTGATAATGATTATATTAAAAATCAAATTAACGAAGTAAAGGAGTCAATGCGCTTTTTAGATATTATCTTTTTGTGTAGGTTTGACGAAAATATTCCTGTAGTTGATGACGGTACAAGAGACACTGATATTGATCACATTAAGGAAGTAGATAATATTTTTGAAGCATTATATCAGCAATACTATACAAACGTACACGCAGATGTGTTCTTTCCAAAAGATGATTCACCAGCAATAATTAAGTTACCATCAAATCATCAGAGTCGTACTAGTATTATTAGTGAGTATGTAACAGACGATGGCGGAATGTATGGTGATGAACACTCTATCTTACATCCAGATAATATTAACGAACTTGAAACTCTCGTTGAAGCTCAAAAAGTAGCACTTGATCAAGAACAGAGCCTAGAAGATGCTCTTAAAAAAGATTTTGATATTGGGGATCTTAGGATGTAACCACTAGCTGGTACGTTGCCAGATATAAGCACCAAAGAATGGTGGTGTATTATTATGCGGTTGGTTACCACCTGCGTTAGTTGTTACAACATCTGGACCTGTACCTGATGATGAATCCTGACCATACCCTTGAGATCCACCAGTTGTATCAAACTGAGTACGTTTGATTGTTTCTGTGGCGTGATTATGATAAGGCATCTGACCCTCCGTTAGAGTGTGGTTGTAAAAACCCTTACCACTACTATCATTACCCGTATTAGAAACATCCAAACTATCACCGGCTGAGTCGGTTCCAGTGCCCTGCCCTACTAAAAATCTACCTTGTGAAACTTTTGTCCAACCACCTACACCTAAAATAGTGCTAGGGTTACTCGCATTAAGTGTAATATAGATAGATCCTACAGGGTAAATAGCAGACACGACGCTCGACACTATAGTGTCTACGGATACTGGTTCATTATTATCATCTTGTAATACTAGATCCTCTACTAAACCTAACTTCGTAGATAACTCCTGAATATCTGTCGTGTGCTGTTCAAACGGTGCTTCAAATGTTGTTTGTGAAATATCAATATTAATATTCTCAAAAGCAACAATACTAGTACCAGCTAGTGTTTCAACTATAAACAGATCAACTGGCTCTACATTGAATACTTCGGGTAGTTCCTTAATATTATAAACTAACTTATCATCATCTGAACAAGGCATGTGATTATTTATGTTGCAATTGCTATTTTACTAGTATAATTAGTATATATGAATGGAAAGATAGGTGTAGGTATTATAACATGTAATCGGCCTGATTTTCTCAAGAAGTTAGTAGCTAGTCTAGAACAATGTTGCTATATTGATGAGGTGGTTATAATTAATGATGGTGATAAAGTATCGAATCTAAATATACCCTTTAAACATACACTTATTAACAACGATACTAATATAAATGTTGGGGCTAGTAAGAATAAGGCTATGAGACATCTTCTAGATAAAAAATGTGAGTATATATTTACACTAGAGGATGATATAATTATTAAAGACAAAAACATATTTAAGGATTATATTAATGCATCTATTGAGACTGGATTACAGCATTTTAACTTTGGATTTTCACAGCGAGAAAATCTAGATAGTAGCCTGAACCCTGTATATAGAAAAATTATAGATTATGGGAATGATGTTAAGTTAGTATTAACAAAGAATATTTTAGGTGCATGTACATTCTACACTCGAGAAGCATTAATGACTATTGGTTTACATCACCATAGCTTCAATAAGGGACACGGGGATCATTTAGAGCTAACATATAGAGCATTTAAACATGGTTATGGAACACCCTTTTGGTGGTTTGCAGATATATTTAATAGCTGGGATAAGATTGAAAATCAGAGTAATTTTACAACAGATTCAGTAGTTCGTAGTGAAAATTTTGCGGATAAGTTTCAAGAAGCTAGAGATATATTCAAAAGCTTACATGGTTATGATATATTTAAAATTAAAGATGTAGGAGAAGAGCAGGTTATTAAATATCTTAAAAAAACAAAACTGAATGTCAAACAAACAAAATAAAATATCGTTTATAGTAGCTTATAAAAAGGATACAGAAGAACGCGAGGCTAATCTTAAGTTGTTTAAGGATTACTACTCCAGGATTGTTCCAGGCTGCGAAATAATTGTTCAAGAAACAAAAAAAGATGTATTTAATAAGTGCAGTCTTTATAACGAGGGTGCCAAAAAGGCTTCAAATAATACACTATGTTTTATTGATAGTGATATATTTATATCCGAAAAATCAATTAAGTTATCTTTTGATAAGGTACAAAATAGTAATACAATAATGATTGGTTATAGTGGGTTTGTGTTGCACATGTCTTATAAGTTTAAAGAGTCAATTAAGGATGGTTTTGTATATAGTGATCTAATTAAAGATGTACAACCATATAAAACAATAAGGTTGAAGGATAAAACAGATTTATACTGGGTAGAGCACACTCACTCCGTTGGAGGTTGTTTGTTTATGACAAAAGAGTGCTTCAATGATATTAATGGATTTAATCCAAACTTTATTGGGTGGGGATATGAAGATGATGAGATTATATATAGATCTCATGGACTAGGTAAGAGTGTAGAGAGGGTCGGTAGATCACAAGATAGTATATTAGTACATCTACCTCATCTAGAAGTTGATGCACCAGAAGTAAATCATACTCGATCAAATCACTCATCCTATGAAGACAATATAAAAGAACTATTAAAGGTAAAGGCTATGAATAGATCTGAGTTAGAAACATACATAACAACCTGGTAGGTATGAGTAAGAAGGAGGATATAAATGTATGGTTTTGGGCTGAACCTAATAACTTTGGTGATTATTTAGGTCACTATATACCTGCAAAGCTGACAGGTTATAACGTTAAGTATATACATCTAAATTCACCAGTTAAGAAATATGTAATAGTCGGTAGTGTGTTAAACTCCCTCTTACAGCATACAGAAAATTGTACTGTCTGGGGAGCGGGTATAATGACTAGGTCAGACGTTATACCTAGTAATGTACAAATACTAGCCGTACGGGGTAAGGAAACACAGCAGCGTATGATAGATTGTGGTTTAGTACCGCCAGATATTATAGGTGATCCTGCACTATTATTACCAAAAATATATAGCCCACCTAAAACAAAAAAATACAAGCTTGGTATTATACCACACTTTGTCGATTACTCTCAAATTTGTAAAGAAGCTGAAGGTGTAGAGGGGGTGAGGGTTATAAATCTACGAACCACAGATATTGAGCAAACTATAGATGAAATTGCTAGCTGTGAATATACTATATCCAGCTCATTACATGGTATAATAACATCACATGCATATAATATTCCCTGCTTATGGTATAAATTCTCAAATAAAATATATGGAGACGGCATAAAGTTTCTAGATTATTTTAGCTCTGTCTCGATTCCATATTATGAAGCATTTAGAGTAACAAAAGAAACAAGTAGTATTAATAGTATTGTTGAAATTGTTTCATCTAATAATAATATTAATCATATTAATAGCTTCGACGTTGATAGTCTCTACAACTCATGTCCATTCTTAAAAAATAGTTGATTAGCACATTAGTTATTATATAATAATAGAAAGATTTTAATGACATATATTCAACCAACCATTTCAATATCAGAAACCGTAGATATTGTTAAGGATCGGATCAATAACGAAACCCCGTTTTGTTTGACGAGATTCGGTGATGGTGAGATTTGTTTTATTAATGGTAACGACGGTGGACATGTATTTAACAAAAAAAACTGTAGAGAGTGGGGATATAAGTACCCATCCGAAGTTAAAAACTTATACGATGATTGTCGAGAAATTTTATTAGCTGCTATGGAAGGGTCAGACGTATTAGGTTTTATGAGTAAAAATACTGATACACTACCTGCCGGATTCTATAATGAAAGACGGTGGTCGTTACCAGTAGATTTTCTAAAGACGTTAGGTCGTGATATTAGTACTATAAAAATATGTGATGGTATGATCGCAAGAAGCAAGAGTGTCGGTAACATAATTAATTTTAAGGATATACTAAATGGAAGAGACTTACATATTATATCCATGCGAAAAACCTTACTAGAAAAAAAGAACCTTAGTAAAATTCTAGAATGTGAAGTTACAATAACTGATCACTCAGCAGATATCAATTTTAATAATAGGACTGAGTTCATAAATTCGTTTAAGTATATTAAAGCCCCGGTTGTGTTATTGGGAGTTGGGTTACAAAAAGATTACGGTGTACACTTAAAGCGGGATTATGGTAAAATTGCTTTAGATTTTGGCGCCACAATAGATGCTTGGTCGGGATTGGTAACAAGGCCATGGTTTAAAGAGGGTAATGGACAAGATTACTTAATGATATGATTAAAAAAGATAAGACTAAAAAATTAGCTCTAATTGGTTATGGGGGACATGCAAGGGAGGTAATGATGCAAATGGAGACAAGGCTTCCTTGTTTTGTTGGGGATGAGTTTTATGTTGCAGGTGAAAATTTTCCATTATCTAAATTTGATCCAAACAAATATTCTGTGATAGTTGCAATTGGTGATTCAAAAGATAGATGTAGTATGGTAAAGAAACTACCAGCTACTACATCATTTTTTACGTTCATTCATCCCACCTCGATAATAGGTAATGATGTTGTAGTCGGTGAAGGTAGTTTTATTGGTGCGTATACAATAGTTACCTCTAACGTAACTATCGGTACACATGCTATACTAAATAGAGGTAATCATATTGGTCACGATACTAAAATAGGTAACTATTTTAGTATGATGCCGGGGTCTATAGTCTCTGGTAACGTTAATATAGAAAATAGTGTGTATGTCGGGACAAGTTCATCAATCAGAGAAAAAATTAATATATGTGATGATGTGATTATAGGGCTAAACACTGGTGTGATAAGCAACATCGTCGAAAAGGGAGTATATATTGGAACTCCAGCTAAAAAGAAATGAAGACAAATAAAATATATGATGTAACACGTCAGCTCGAGGAAGGTCTAGCTGAATACACGGGAGCTAAATACGCTGTTGTATTAGACAACTGTTCCAATGCTCTTTTCCTCGCGCTAATGTATGAAAATGTTAAAGATACATACATAACTATTCCCAATAGAACATATCCTTCAGTGCCGTGTGAAATCATTCATGCTGGAGCAAAGGTAAAGTGGGAAATTGTAGATGGAACTACATTTAAAGGTGCGTATCAGTTAAAGCCATCTCGTGTGTGGGATTCAGCTTTGAGATTTACTGCAGATATGTATATTCCAAATACACATATGTGCTTATCTTTTACAGGTCCATATAAGCATTTTAAACTTTCAAAAGGTGGAGCAATCCTTACTGATGATAAGGCTGCATATGAATGGTTTAAGAGAGCCCGTTATTCAGGTCGGAGAGCTATCCCGTATCATGAAGATAATCTAGATATGATTGGATGGAATTTTTATATGATGCCTGAGTTAGCTGCAAGAGGTCTACTTTTATTATCTCAATTTTGGAATGTTGATGGTACAAAGAAACATAATGAAGATATTGAATTACCGTATCCAGATTTAAGTGAATTTGATGTATATACACAATAATAATTAATCTACTAATTATAGTTGATCAATACAAGTTTCATATTATAATAACAATATGATAATTGATCAACAAGTATATGATGGAGACTTTATTCACGAGCGGTTTGCGTATAAGGTCTTTCGTAAGGAAGTAACACCGTACGGTAATATTGTAGCCTTTAGGGCTCCAATGGATGTTAGTGATAATTTAATTGATCTAGAGGATACCTTATCTAATGACTTCATTCACTCAGAAGATGCTATTAACTTCTGCTGGGAGATTCCTAATTTATGTCCTATTGGTGCAGTATCATTCCAGAGGTTATTCAATACTGCTGTAGGTAAAATTCTAAGTGATACAATTAAGAAAGATATAGTGATGGATGGAGACGATATTATGGTTGTAGATAGCTTTAAAGGTAGTGATGATGAGGTAAGAGAGAAGGGTAAGGTGAGTGTATCTATTACTTATAGTAAGGAAAATGTAGCTATTGGTCACACAGGCATTAACGTTAATGCGGGTAATAAAGCTCCTGGGTTTGCTTATTCATCTAATCTAGACGATAATACAGTTAAATCTTTTATGGAGAATGTTATTACATATTTTAATGACGAGATAAAGGATCAGTTTGTTGCTACGACAAAGATTATTGTATGAATTTCTTTCAAATTCAGAATAAACTTTTTTACTCAAAAAAAGACGATGCAGGCTTTCTAGATCAAGAGGGAGAGTCTGCGTTTGTTCCTTTCTTATTAAACAGATGGTTATCTTTTTATAGTAAGGATACACCACACTTTGTTAACGAGACTCTAAATACATATACTGGCTTGTTTGAAGATAAGCAGCAATTGTATAGGCTATATTATAATCTAATACCAAGACTTAAGTTTAAGCGTATACAATACATTAAAAAAGTAAAGAAGGATAAGGAAGAAGAAGTCGATTATGCTTTATTTGCTAAAAGTAATAACATATCTATTAGGGAGCTTAAACAGTACGTTGATTTACAACAAAGTAATACTAAGTAAATTATATGCCAGCGGATATTGATATGCTTAAACCTACTCGAAGTCTAATTGACCTCGATAGTCACAGTGAAGGTGATTTTGGACTAGACGATTTTAAACTTAATTTTATTTTTGACGATATTCTTCTCGTTGAATATGTTGATGAAACCGCTTCCGGAGACATTCTTCGTAACGGGATTGTCGTGCCGGTTAACGCCGTAAACAAAGCTTGGAGAAAGGGTAAGGTAATTCTTGCAGGGCCTAACTCAAAGTATGTTAAGCAGGGTGATATTGTTTTGTTTCCTAATAATGTAGGAGTTACAGTAGCCAACATTAACGTCGATAACGTCGGTAAAGTTAAGAGTGGTCTATTTTTAAACGAAGATAGGATGTTCGGTATTTGTACACCTAACGATGATAATACAGCGACCAGCTCTTGATAGCATACTATTAAACAATGTATGCGAAGTAAGATTTGTAAGGAGAAGTCCAAAAGCTGGATCTTCACCCACACGTCGTATGTTTTGTACTAAGTCATATGGATTATTACAGTCAACAAACGGTAGAGTTACACTAAACTACAGACCACCTACAAATCCTCCTCAAATAAACGAAGCTGCAGAAAATCTTATTACTGTATGGGATATAATAATGCAGGATTATAGAAATATTAATATGTCACAATGTGATTTAATTCAGCAAATACCCGCTAATGAAGAGTTTTGGTCATATTTTAACGAAAACATTTACCCTATGTCAGCAGAGCAAAAGCTGAATTTTATAAATACATGAACTCTTGCCTGGAAATAGTAGCTGAAAATTTTAAGCCTTTTTTACTAAAGGATATAGTAATACGAACTGATAAAAAAATCATAAGAAGAGGTACGTTAAGAATATTCCAACTTAAGCAATACTTTATAAGGCTGTTTATTGAGGTAGGTGACAAAACAAAACAGTATGAGATACCTTACCCGTTTACTTCAAGCTTGGAGGATAATAGATTAACTCTAAATTACCAGCTCTCTACAGTTATGAAAGATGAAAATATTGTCTTTCAGACCAAATTCCTAGATGCATCTAGTAAATCTAAACTATATAACAACCTAGTTTACGTCTTGACTTCTGAAGACGACAGCCTATAATTAGGTTGTGATATCAAACTTACTCAATAACTTCCCTGACGGCTATACCCCTAATAGGTCTCAAGTTAAGCTTCTTAAAAATATAGACCAAGCGTTTGAAGACGGTCATAAGTTTGTAGTGTGTAATGCACCAACTGGGTCTGGTAAGTCATTTATATCAAAAACAGTAGGTAATATTGCTGAAGATTGTGATAAGGACTACCGAGATCTAATAACTAGTTACCTAGCGTTTAAACACGGTCAAGGTGGTAAGTTTGTACATAGTGAGGAATGCGAAGAACAGCCGGCTTTCGGGTGCACCGCTCTTACTATTACTAAGAGTTTACAAGATCAATATAAAGAGCTCTTTAATGATGTTGAGATACTTAAGGGTAAGTCAAACTACCAGTGTGCAGTTGATAGTGAGTTTTCAGTAGATGTTGCTCCATGTGTACACCTTGCTGGTCTTAAAAATGAATGCTGGTCACAAAATAAGTGTCCGTATTACGAGCAGAGAAACAAAGCTCTTACGTCGCAGTTTAATACCCTAAACTATAACATGTTCTTCTCCTTACCTGACCATGTAAAGAAAAGACAATTTTTAATATGTGATGAAGCATCGGAACTAGAAGATCAGTTAGTTAAGGAGTTTACATGTAAGGTTGAATACAGCTTTTTAAGAAACTGCGATATTACAATAAGACCGTTTATGGCTTCACAGTCACATGAAAAATGGATTAATAACCTGTTACTAGAAGTTAGCGATGCTGCTGGTGAACTCAAAGAGATGATAGCTAATAAGCAGAACTCAAAGCCGCAGGTTGTTATCGCTCTTAAGTGGAAGTTAATTAAACTAGGTAATCTACAGCGTAAATTAGAGTTAATATTAGAGACGTGGTCTGATAGTGAGTATGTGCATGAAAAGGACAACTTAGGAGTTACGTTTACACCGCTTAAGGTAAATAAGTTATCGCATAGACTCTTTGAATTTGCCGATAAGGTAATATTAATGTCTGCTACTATTATTGACCCTAAAAACTTCTGTACATCTTTAGGTATAGATAAGTTTAAGTATATTGAAGCAGAGTCTACATTTGATCCAAAAAATGCTCCAATTATTTGTAATACTAAGTATAAGCTAAACTACTATACTATGAAGAAGTTTTTACCTAAGATTATAAGTAACATACAAGACATATGCGAGCATCATAAAGGTGAAAAGGGTATTATACATACGCAAAATAATACTATAACAGGTGAAATATCAAAGGTGTTAATTGGTAGTAGATACCTATATAGAGAGCCTGGTGTTGTCAATGAAGAGATACTAAGTAAACATACACTTAGTGAGGATCCGACGGTTCTAATATCACCCTCTATGTCACATGGAGTAGACTTGAAAGATGACTTAGCTAGGTTTCAAATTATAGTTAAAGCTCCATTTTTACCTACTAAGGACGTCCGGATAGAGAGATTAATGAAGGACGATTATGATTGGTATGTAAATAAAATGCTATGCTCATTAATACAATCATGTGGCCGTGGTATAAGATCGAAGAAAGATCATTGTGTTACATATATACTTGATGCAAACATTGCTCATAACATATTAAATAACAAACATAAATTACCGAATTATTTTCTTAATAGGTTTTTATAGAATAAATATATACACTACGTGAAAAAAGAAACTTATAATTTTGAAATTAAAGATTTACTTACACAGTTTATCGCGGCTTTTGATGATACTGTTATTAGAAGATTTAATAAGGATAGAACTGAAAGACAAAAGATAGAGGTTCGATATGTATTTGCACCTAAGCAGCGAGTGATGTATGATGTGGTTAATAAAGCACAAAATATTACCCTACCTGTTGTTACTGTTGATCTAAAATCTGTAAGTTATGACAGTAGTAGAGCCTTCAATAAGATGGATAAGCTCTATAACTATAATAATGAAATAGACAATACTAGTATAGATATGCCAACACCGGTTAATCTAGAGGTTAGTATGTCTATATTAGGTCGCTATATGAGCGATGTGGAACAAATTATAACTAACTTTGCACCCTTCACAAATCCTTATATTATTATATGCTGGAAAGAGCCAACTGATACGGGAGACGATGTTGAAATAAGAACCGAAGTATTGTGGAATGAACAAATATCACTAAATTCACCAACGGAAACAACATATAGTGATAAGTTTAGAATTGTAGCTGATACATCCTTCACTATTAAGGGCTGGTTGTTTAGGAATCAAAATACAGAATCTAAACCAATATACTTCATTGAGAATAACTTTATAACGGATGACAAAAGTTGGAATATAACGCAGCCGTTAACCTCGTTAGACTATGAAAACTTTTTTGAAAGTTATAAAGACTCTGCTGACCGTTCTATTGATACAGTTTCACTTTCTGGTATACCTAAGATAGATAACATCTACTTAACTAATGGAGGAGCTACAATAGAAGCAACACATAATCCACCAATTACTCTTAATAAAGAGATGTCAGCAGTTGATGTATATAACTATACCCTCTTAGGAGACAACTACTTAAAAACTAATATGGTGTTATTAAGTTCGGATAACTATACTTTAACAGATAATATAACCACCTTTAACACAACATACACAGGACCAGTTACAGGTTTTATTGTACCGGAAGAAAACTATACAGTAATGTCCAATAATACACTAGCTGTAACAATACCATATTTAAGTGGTGCAGGTAAAGTGGATATAATAGTAAATAACCCAGCTGGTTGGACATCAACAGCAAGTTTAAGTGGGTTTTTTATGATAGCAGAATAAATATATAAGAAAATGGCAGACTCATCAACATCACCGGGCTCAAATAAGAGCTATGTAAATAACGACGGTAGAGCTTCAACATTCGGTAGAAGCTTAACTCAATATATACAGAACCGACTACCATACTCAAGTGTGGTAGATGGAGAGGATAATTTAAATCCTAAGTATAAGCATTTTAATAAAGCAGGTACTAGACGAGCTGAAGCGCTTACAAAAACATCTATATCCTCTTCTAACTCATATAATAATATACCAATCGGTGATTTCGGTAAAGACTCATCTTTTGCAGATATTATGTATGCAAGTTTAGATGAAAATAAACCAAGTAGGGTACGTGATTACCGTACTATGGCAGCATATTCAGAAGTAGCTGACGCGTTGGACGAAATCTGCGATGAAACTATTAACATAGATGATAAGGGTCAATATATGAAGATAATTTTCGAAAACGCTGAGCTGTCAGTAGATGAAAGATCTGATATTGAAAAGGAGTTTGATAAGTATGTAGAATTTTTTGACCTTAAAAACAAAGGATGGCAATACTTTAGACAGTTGTTAGTTGAAGGAGAGGTATTCTTTGAGCTTATTCTTCATGAAGACTATATAAAGGAAGGTATTTTAGGAGCTATTAATCTACCAGCTGAAGTAATAGAACCGGTTTATAATAACGTGCAAAATATGCTCGTTAAAGGATTTATCTACAAAAAACCTATTTACAGTCTCAACGATCCAAGTAAAGTTGAAAAGGAAGAACTCATACCTATGGATGAAAATCAGATAGTGTATGTTAACTCCGGCGTATTTAACGAAACTAAAAACTTTGTCATACCGTTTCTAGAGAACGCTAGAAGACCTTATCGACAGCTATCACTTGTTGAGGATGCTATTATTATTTACCGGTTAGTACGAGCTCCGGAACGGCTTGTATTTAATGTTGATGTTGGAAACATGCCACCACCAAAAGCTGAAGCGTATCTACGTAAGCTTATTCAGAACTACTGGTCACGTAAGACCTTTGACCTGGATCAAGGAGACGTTGTTAAGAAATTTAATCCACAGTCAATGCTCGATGCGTTTTGGTTTGCTAAGAGACAAGGATCAGAAGGTACATCTGTAAGTCAGTTGGCCGGTGGTGCTAATTTAGGTGAGTTAAGTGATCTGATGTATTTTATCAAGAAGCTATATAGAGCTCTAAAAGTACCTTCTACGCGGATCGATCCTGAAGATAGAACAGTTGATGCATCAACTACCTTAAGAGATGAACTTAAGTTTGCTAAGTTTATTATAAGACAACAACAAAGATTTGCCGCTGGTTTAAAGAAAGGTTTTATTACCCACCTCAAGCTAAGAGGTATGTTTGATCAATATGATATTAATGAAACAAACATCGATATTGAGTTTAATGTACCGACTAACTACTTCGAAATAAGAGAGAATCAACGGCTTGAGCTTAAAGCTAACAACTTTAATAGTCTTGCATCAAGTGAGTTTGTATCAGCAACATATGCTCAGAAAAAATATCTCGGTTGGAAAGATAAAGACGTATTAGCAAATAGAGAGTTTATGAGAAAGGATGCAGAGATGCAGTGGGAGCTAGCTCAAATACAAGCTCTTGGACCTAACTGGAAAGAACAGATGATTGCTGGTGGATTAGAAGGCGCTGAGGGTACCGAAGGTGATATGGGTGGAGCTACTGGTGGAGGTGGTGGCGAAATTCCAGAGTTCGGTGGTGGTCCTGCTGCAGAGGGTGAAGTACCTGAAGCAGATGTACCAGAAGCTGAAACTGCAGAAACAACACCTATTGAGTAATAAATTAAGCTTGGTACTATAAATAATGTTATGGGTGAATATGTAAATTTAAATAAGTGTAGGTCATTTAACCAGGCTATATCCGCAAGCTTGTTACCTCTAGAGGATCAGATTTGTTCTGAGGTTGTTATTGTTAATAGAACAACTGAACCTATATTGGTGTTTGATGGTGGTTATAGTAATGCTCAAAACGGCTTCTTACTAGCGCCATTAGAGAGTTCGACCTTTAGAGGTATTACCAACACTAACCAAGTTAGTGCTAAATCGACAGCAAGTGGTACTGGTGATATTTATTACAGAACACAATACTTCAGCATTACACCGTCTCGTTAATGAGGGATATACCTACATTAGATAATCCGGGATTTGGTACTACTGTAGCAGGTGTACAGGTATTGGCGGCGAATGACATCGCTTACGATCCAGATATCTATTTTCAACCGGCTCCTAATATTGGGTTTAAATACTTACGACCATCACCAAATGATGGAGATCTGTATAAAAGACCGAGCTCACCTTAAACTTTAACTAAATAATAATATGGCAGACTTTACAGTATCAACAGATATAGATAGTTTTTTGCAAGCAGCTGATGATGCCGATGCAAGAACAAGATTAGGAATTACTGACCCGACTCTCGAGTCAGTAACCAATAACGATAATACAACAACGAATGATATAACTGTTGGTAGGTTAACTACTACCAGTAATACTATTTTAGGGCTCAATACTCTTGCAATTGGTGGTATGAGCCTTTCAGCTACAAATAACTATGCTGTATCAATCGGCGGTTTAAATGGCCTCGCTTCTGGTAAACGATCGATTGTTTTAGGGGGTAGTAGTAATGAAGCTATTGGAGATGATAGTGAGATCTTAGGAGGTAGTAATAGTAAAGCACTATCATCCTTCTCTACAGTCGTTGGCGGTGGCAACCTATCCGCCACTAATACTGCAGCATTAGCAGCTGGTGGTAATGGTAATTTATCTAACGGTCTATATTCATCAATAATTGGTGGTGGTGGTAGTGTTAATAATAGTAACTACTCCGCTATAGTAGGAGCAACTAATGCTGTCATGAGCGCAGGTCATAATAGATCGGTAATTCTTGGAGGTGTTGGATTGTCATCATTTGATGCAAATACTGTATATGTACCTACTCTCGATATTGACGCTGGCTTTAAAATGCCAACAGGCGCAAATGATACCTATGTCCTAACATCAGATGCTAATGGCGTAGGAACATGGCAAGCTGCTGGTGGTGGTGGCACTACACTCTCAGGCACTACAGCAAATGCCACTCCAACAGAAATCTTTGTAGATGGAACATCTCCGAAT